AGGGAAAAAGAAAAGAAGATAAAATAAAAAGATTTGAAAATACTGATGATGAACAATTTAAAGGTCCTGTTACTGCTGTTGATGAAGAAAATATAGAAATTACAGGAGACATCAAAAGTCCAGGTATAAAAGGAACAATAACTGATGTAACGATAGAAGATAGAGGTGGATTTTATAAATCAGCTCCAACAGTAACAATTAGTTCTCCATCTGTTTATACAAAAAGTGATGATGAGATTTTATTTGAAGAAGGAGATGAACTACCAGAAGGTAAACAAGTTGGAGATGTTAAAAAAGCAAGTATTATACCAGAAGGCAAAAAAGTAGGAGATACTAATTTAAATGGTGGTATACCTGCTGTTGGTAGAGCTACTATCAGAGAGCCTGGTAAAGAAGGTGGAGGAGAACTCTTTGATGTTACATTAACAAATTATGGATATGGTTATACAGAAGCTCCTACAATTACATTCTCAGGTGGTGGCATAGACTATGAAGAAGGAGCTACAGACATACCAGATGGTAAAAAAGTAGGAGATTTAAGGAATGAGGATGAACCACATGCTAAAGCAACCGCAGTAGGTTGGGATGAAAAAAACTATATTACAATTACTCCTACATTTTCTACTAAAACAAAGAATGAACAGACTGGACAGATGGAGTCTGGAGAAGGGTTTACAGCTAAAATACTTGTAGGACCAGATGGTAAAATAGAAGAATTTCTAGTAACTCCAGAAAATGTGTCTGGTGATAACTATGTTGTTGGAGATATATTACAGTTTGATAATGTCGGTGAGATGGAGCGTTATACAGTAAGTGACACTATACCAGAAGGTAAAGCAATAGGAAATATTAAAAATGTAAATCAAATCAAAGTGACTGTAACTGAAATTGATGAAGAAAATATAAATATTCCAGAAGGATTTCAAGATCCACGACGCAAAATATCCAAACAATATAAAGGAACTGCTGATGGAAAAAACCCTCAACATATGTCTAATAGAACTTATGGATTAGAATTAGATTTAAAAAATTCACCTAAACGAGATGGTGATGAGATAGGACAAAGATATCCTAAAGAAGAATATATAGAAGAAGGAGAATCTTCTGTAAACAAATTAGCTAGACAAGATGGAAAATATAATGAAGAAATTTATCCAAATAACTTTATCGAAGAAGGTGGAACTGCTGGGAATGACAAAACTTTATTTGATGGTACCCTCAAAGATGGTGGTAGAAATGAGGATAGAGGAGAATGGGTAAAACCAAAATATCCATTCAATCATGTTTACGAATCTGAATCAGGCCATGTAGTTGAAATAGATGATACACCAGGATTTGAAAGAATTAATTTATTTCATAGGAAAGGTGCACGAATAGAAATTAATAATAAAGGTGAAATTCACATGGTGGCTGCAGGAGGTCAAGATGTTAATATACAGGGTAAGAATGTTAATATAAATGATTACGGAATTGGAACTTTAAACATTAGGTCCGCTGGAAAAATTCTTATGAATGCTCTAGGTGATGGAGTAAAAATAGTTACTCAAGGTAAGACTGATATAGTTTCATCAGGAGAGACAAAAATAACATCTCTTAAAGATGTTATAATGAAAGCAGTTAAGAAAGTTAAGATACAATAATGAGTACAGCTATAGCAGTCGTTGAAATTCCGCCTATGGAGTGTCCAGCAGTCATGTTACCGACTCCGGCAAACATGAAAAATATGACTAAACAGTTAGCGGCTATGCCAGCTAAACTAGGAGCTATGATGGAAGTTCAAGCAGCAACCATGGCTCAAGATGAAGTTGATAAATTAACAGAAGAAGTAGACAAGTTAAAAGAAGTAGTTGAAACTATTTTAGATGTAATAGATGCTCCTAATTTTGAGAGTATTGACTGGCCAGACCTAAGAGCTGAAATTGGTATAGACAAACTCTTTCAGAAATATCCAGTCTTTCTTCAAGTTAAGATGATAGAATTAATAACTAAAATTTTACCAATAACAGTTGAAGTTCCTGTTCCACCACTTGGGATTAGTGTTGATATAGTTAAGTTTGTTACTGATGAAGATTATAAATCTAAGTTAGTAGCGGAACTAACAGGTAACGGTGAAGATATCAAAGCACAGATAGCGGCTCTTGATCCTGCAGCAATGGGTGTTGATGCGTTTATGGATGAAGTGAATGGATTGAAGGGTAGTATTATAGACCCGTTGTATGCAATACTTCCACCTGAATGGCAGTCATTTGGTGGTGAAGAAGGTTTAGAAATTTCAGAATTAAAGGGTCAAGCTGTTATAGCTTTTCTTGAATCTAAAATGAGTGGACTTGGAGTAGGAATGTTGTTTGATGCGTTTGGTGGTTTGATAAGTATGTTTGATCTAATATGGGATGCTTTAGGATTACCAGAATTACCAATCCCATTAAGTTTAGATGTAGGAGCTATGATTTCAGCTGTTGTAGATGCTGAGAAAGCAAAGTTTACAGCTGAGATAGAATCTTTAGATGCAGGAGAATTAACAGGTGAGGCTTTAACTAATGCTAAAACAGCAGCATTCGATAAAATGGGCGATGCAATGACTGAAGGATTAGAAGGACTTTCAATAGCAGGCTTTGATGTAATGAGTTTAATAGGTGGACCTATTGATGATCCAGTTGAGTGTTTAGCTTTAAAGAAGAAAAGAATATGTGAAGAAATAGGAAGGTTTAAAGACAACTATCAATTCTATTTACTTAGAAAATGGATGGAAGTAGTAACCTCTTTCTTTGATGCTATTGGTTTAGGTGCATTAACACAATGGATAGGTTGTGATTTTTGTACTTTTCTAGGATTAATAGGATTTCCAAAGAGTATTGATTTAAGTTTTTCAGATCACATTAAAGAAGTTGAAAACAAGGTAGTTTCACCTCTTCCAGCGACATAAATAGTAGTATGGCTCAATTTAATAGTAAAAATAAAGCAGACAGAGTGGCACGAAGGTGGTTCACCGATTTTGATATCAATATGAAGAATCATCCAATAACAGGTGATATAGTTTTAAAATATGATTTAAATGCAATCAAGAGAGCAGTTATGAATTTAGTAATGACCAATTATTATGAAAGACCTTTTAAACCTAGTTTAGGTGCTAATCTTAGAGGTAAGTTGTTTGAACTAAATGATGCTCCAAATAGAATAGTATTAGAGGATGAATTAAAAGAACTGTTAAATACATTTGAACCTAGAGCAACATTTAATAATATAATGACATCACCAGATATTAATGAAAATGCATTAAATATTACAATTATGTTTACTGTTAGAAATAGTCCTCAACCACATTCATTAGACCTAATATTAGAGAGAGTAAGATAATGGCAACAATAAAAAGTTCAAACATTAATATAACAGATTTAGACTTTGAACAAGTAGAAACAAGTCTAAAGGAATATCTAAAAGGACAAACAACTTTAAAAGATTATAATTTCGAAGGATCTAACCTGTCTATACTTATAGACTTGTTAGCCTATTCAGCACATACTTCAGCATTCAATGCAAACATGGTTGCCTCTGAAATGTTTTTAGACACAGCACAGATCAGAAAGAATGTAGTATCAAGAGCTAAAGAATTAGGATATACTCCTTCATCTAGAGCAGCTGCTTCTGCTTCTTTTAATTTAACAGTTAATAGTCCATCAGTAAGTGGTGTAACACCTAACAATTTAACAATCAGTAGAGGCCACGAATTCACAACAGTTTTTGATGGAACATCATATACATTTATAGCATTAGATGATAAAACAATTACACCAACAAGTGGTGCATTTAGATTTGATGATTTAAATATATATCAGGGTAGATTAGCTACTGATGTTTATAGATACAATAGTCAAATAGCTAATCAAAGATTTCCAATATTAAATCGTAATGTAGACACATCAACAATTAAAATTAATGTTACTTCAAATAATACAGTAACAGCTTGGAATAGAGCTGGAGATTTAACTGGTATTACAACAACTTCAACTGTATTTTATTTACAAGAAAATGATGATGGATTATTTGAAGTATATTTCGGAGATGGTGTAATTGGTAAAGAACCAATAGATGGTGATGAGATTTCTATATCTTATTTAATAACTGATAACAGCCATGCTAATGGTGCTAAAGTTTTTTCAATGACTACATCTATTAATGGAAATTCAGATGTAACATTTACAAATACAGTTAGTGCATCAGGTGGTAAAGATATTGAAACACCAGATCAAATTAAATTCTCAGCTTCGAAGTTTTACACTTCACAAAATAGATTAGTTACAGTTCAAGATTATAAAGCCAAATTACAAGACTTATATCCAGGAGCAGATTCAATAGCTGTATGGGGTGGAGAAGATGCAGACCCTATACAATATGGTAAAGTATTTTGTTCTATTAAACCTTCTCAATATTCAAACAATTTAACAACAGCTGAAAAGACACAATTAAAAAATGATTTAAGTAAACTAAGCGTTCTAACAGTTAGACCACAAGTAATTGATTCAGAGATACTACAAATATTAGTATCAACTAATTTTAAATACGATCCTTCAAAAACATCTCTTACTAAATCAGCTTTAGAAACATTAGTAAGAGCATCTATCTTAGCTTACGATAATGACAATTTATCTGGGTTTGATACATTGTTCAGACATTCACCAATGACAAATAAAATAGATTCAGTTGAAACATCAGTTCTTTCAAACATTACAACTGTTAAGTTGAGAAAGAATTTCAATGCAACAGTTGATGGTACTGCATCTAGTATGACTTTAGATTTTGGTAATGTAATTTATAATCCACATGCAGGACACAATTCAGCAGCAGGTGGTATTTTAACGACAACAGGTTTTTATGTTTCAGGTGATGTAAATACAGAATATTATTTAGATGACGATGGTTCAGGTAATGTAAGAAGATATTATTTATCAGGTTCAACAAGAGTCTATAAAGATAATACAGCTGGAACAATAACATATTCATCAGGTAAGATTAGTGTAAATTCATTAACATTGGGTTCAACATCTAATACTGATAATACAATAGATTTCACAATTATTCCAAACTCAAATGATGTCATTTCAGTTCGGAACCAATTGTTGGATATCACAGCAGCCGAGATTTCTGTTACGGGTGTAGCAGATACAGTTGCTAGTGGTGAAACGAGTGCTGGAGTTGGTTATACTACCTCCTCAAGTTACTCCTAAACTATGATCCATGTATATGCATGGAGTAGAATTCCCTCATGGTGAGGGTTTTAACAATGCTTATTTAAGAGGAAACTAAAATGGCAGATAAAAAAATAACCGCGCTTACGGATTTAAGCACAGGAATCGCAGCAGAAGATTTATTGCATGTGATTGATGATCCTTCTGGAACTCCAGTAAATAAAAAGGTCTCAGTCGCTAATGTATTAAATTACATTCCTACATTCCTAGCATTCGCACAGGCAGAACAAACTTTAACCGGTGCTGGTGCAGCAAATATTACTAGTGCAGTTACAGCTTTTGTAACTAATACTGATAATTCAAATGCAAACGCTGTAACATTAGCTAATGGTACTACAGGTCAAATAAAGATTCTTTATACAAAAACAGAAGCTTCATCTGGTCAAACAAGTGTAGTAACACCTGCTAATTTCGCAAATGGTACTACATTAACTTTCGATGCAGTTGGTGATGCCGCAATTATGTACTTCAATGGTACAAATTGGGTATTAGTTGCTGGCAACGGAGTTGCAGTAGCGTAATTAATTAAGTCATGCCTATTTTTTACGATAGAGTTGCAGATCAAATCGAGGAACTTCTACCTGAGTTTTATCAGACAGATGGACCTCGGTTTGTATCCTTTATAAAAGCTTATTTTGAGTTTTTAGAAAAAGGACAACTGATTTATAAAGATGCGGCAGACATTGATTACATTGGTTTAGAAGATGGAACAGTAGCGGGAGAGGCTTTTAATGCAGATGGCCAGAGAGGCAATCTACTACAAGAACCAACAACCTACGCTCCATCTTCCATAGCCAGTGCTAAGTTTAATTATGAACATGATGTTGATACTCAAGATGAACCAATAATAGCAAAAACATCTTTTGAAAAAGATGAATATATTGTAGGTGCTTCTACAGGTGCTGTAGGAAGAATTGATGTCATAGGTACAAGTTCTAACCTTTATATAGAACAATTTTCAGAATCTCAATTTGATATAGATGAAACTATAACTGGAATGACTTCTGGAATGGAAGCAAAGGTAGCTAGTTTCAAAGCTAGTCCTTTACATGCTGCTAATAATCTGTTATCATATGCCGATGTTGATAAGACATCAGGAGATTTCATAGAGTACTTTAGACGAGACTTTATGCCATTCATTGATAGAGATGTATTAGTTAATAAA